GATCTAGCATATGACATGACTGATGGGGGGGATTGGGATAATGAGATTGTCAAGAATGATGATCACTACAATGTTCTAGAAGAGGGTGGTCACACCTTTGACGTAGCAACTATATATGTTGCTCGTTATCCAGGCGAAATGGGTAATTCCTTGCGTGTTTCTGTTTGCGACAGCTATGATCAATTCAAATCAAACACAAACATGATTGCTAATGCTCAGATCAATTCAACTGCCACAGGAATAGTTGGAACCGTTGGTTCAAACACTTTAGTTGTGACTGTCACACCTGTTGATACCGCTAATGTCACCGAGGTTGCCACAGCTAATGCGCTTGGTGGTTCCTTACTTGGTTCACTCAGTCTTGGTGATCTTGTCGAAGTCGGCAACACCAAAATTGGTTTCCAATTCCTGAAAATTACTACTCTTGGCACCCTTGATGGAACAGGCAATGTTTATAGCTTCACAGTCTCTTGTGATGATGAAGTTAAAACCTCATCCAATACCAATAATACTTATCTGACTCGTTATTGGGAGTTCTACAATTCAGTAGACCTTCCCCCAGACCAGTCAGATTATGTTTATAATTTTGGCAATACTGCTGCCAATGATGAACTTCATGTTGTTGTAGTTGACGAGCTTGGCAAATTCACCACTTCACCAGGGACCATTCTTGAGGTTTACCGTAATTTATCTCGGGCCACGGATGCAAAGTCAGCCGATGGTGCCACTTTGTATTATAAGAATGTGATCAATCAGAGTTCAAAATACATCTGGTGGGGCAATGATAGAACAACCGCAGTATCTAATACTGCTGAGTTTGTTGCAAGTTCAACTGCATCAGTTCCTCTGAATATGCAAATGGTTGGCGGTTCAAATGGTCCAGATGAAAAATTGGTGCCGTTCTCCACCCTAGCATTTGCATATGATCAATTCCGATCTGGTGAGGATATTGATATTAGTCTTGTCCTACAGGGTAAAGCCAGAGGTGAAGCGGTCAGTCATTATACACAGCTTGGTAATTATCTCATTGACAACATTTGCGAAACCAGAAAAGACTGCGTTGCATTCATTTCTCCTGATTATAATGATGTTGTTTCAAATACATATGAGGAAGCAAATGATATTGTTGAGTTCAGGAATCAGTTGAGAAGCACATCTTATGCTGTTCTAGACTCAGGATACAAGTATCAATATGATAAGTATAACGACGTATATCGTTGGGTTCCGTTGAATGGCGACATTGCTGGTCTTTGCGCCAGAACTGACTACACAAATGATCCATGGTGGAGCCCTGCTGGTCTAAATCGTGGCATTATCAAGAATGTTGTTCGGTTGGCATTTAATCCTAAGAAAGCTGATCGTGATATTCTTTATAAAAATGGTTGTAATCCAGTTGTTTCATCTCCTGGGTTGGGTGTTTATCTTTATGGTGACAAGACGCTACTTTCTAAGCCATCGGCATTTGATCGCATTAATGTGCGTCGTCTATTCATCGTTCTTGAGAAAGCGATTGCTACCGCAGCTAAGTATACACTATTTGAATTCAATGATGATTTCACAAGAGCACAATTCCGTAATATGGTTAATCCTTATCTAAGAGATGTTAAGGGAAGACGTGGCATTTACGACTTCTTGGTTATTTGTGACAGCACAAATAACACCCCTGAAGTTATCGACAGAAACGAGTTTATTGGTGATATCTATCTGAAACCAGCTAGATCAATTAATTTTATCCAACTTAATTTCATCGCAGTGCGTACTGGAGTTTCGTTCAGCGAAGTTGTCGGTAAGTGGTAAGAACAAATTATAAATAGAAAAAATTAGTGCTCAAAGGAGATTTTTAAATGCCATTTGACTTACAAAGTTTCAAATCAAACTTCAAGGACGGCGGTTCTCGGCCTAGTTTGTTTGATATCCAGATTACTTTTCCCGTTGGGGGAATTGAAGTGGCTGGTATCAACAACATTGCTGGCAATGAAGTTTCAAACCTTTTGAGATTTACCGCAAGGGCAGCATCAATTCCACCTTCCATTATTGGAAAAATCGAGGTTCCATACTTTGGTCGTCGTATCAAGGTTGATGGCAACCGCGAGTATCCAGATTGGCGTGTGGTGGTTATGAGTGACGAAAACTATGTTGTCCGCGCTGCTCTTGAAGCATGGCATGAGAAAATGAATGCTCATGTTCTAAACATCATGAGTGGAGACTATATTAATGGTGGTTACAAAGCCACAGCAATTGTTCGCCAGTATCGCCGTGCAGAATTGCCTCAAGGGGATTTGACAGGAAACCTCACATTAACTGGTCAAGAAAGTGTCGTTAGATCATATATCTTTGAAGGCATTTTCCCAACAGGTATCGGTGGTGTCAATCTTGGGTGGGATCAGATCAACCAAATTGCCGAATATGAAATAGAATTTGCTTATGACTGGTGGCAACCAATTATTGGTGAATCTGAAAGAACCACGGAACAGGGTGTACTTTATACATCCTAATAATAGCAAAGGCTAAAGGATGGCTACTTTATTAGAACAAGCGGCATCGCTGTTTGGTTTTGAATTTCGCAGAGCTAAGGAAGAAAAAGAGCCACCATCATTTGCCCCTAAACAGACAGATGATGGTGCTTCTGTTGTCACAGCTACTGGCGGTTTCTATGGTTCATATATTGATCTTGAAGGAACTGTCAGAACAGAAGCTGAATTAGTCTCTCGTTATAGAGACATGTCACTTCATCCTGAAGTGGATTCCGCAATTGAAGATATCACCAGCGAAGCAATCGTAACCGAGGATGGTGAAAAAACCGTCCAGATTATGCTTGACGATATTCCTGGCATTTCAGAAAGACTTAAAGCTGTTATCCAGCAAGAGTTTGAAGAAATCTTGCGGCTTTTCGAGTTCAATACCAAGTCTTATGATGTTTTTCGTCGCTGGTATATTGATGGCCGTCTTTATTATCATGCTCTAGTTGACCCACAAAAAATGAATGAAGGCATTCAGGAATTACGCTTTCTTGATCCCAGACGCATTCGTAAAGTAAGAGAAACTACCAAAGTAAAAGACCCAAAGTATCCGCATATTGAGTTACAGAAAACAGTTCAAGAATATTATGTGTATGCTGATAAAGATTTAGTCACTGGCAACAAGTCTCTCATAACTCAAGTTGGAACATCCGGCTACAAGATTGCCAAGGACTCAATTGTGCATTGCACTTCTGGCATGACTGACACAAATAACAAAATGGTGCTTGGTTATCTCCACAAAGCAATTCGACCATTAAATTCTCTTAGAGCCCTTGAAGATGCAGCCATCATCTATCGCATTTCTCGTGCTCCTGAAAGACGAGTTTTCTATATTGACGTTGGCAACCTACCAAAAATCAAAGCAGAACAATATATCCGCGATATGATGGTCAAGCATAAAAACAAGCTTGTTTATGATTCCACGACTGGTGAGATTAGAGATGACCGTAAGTTTATGACCATGCTGGAAGATTATTGGCTACCTCGCCGTGAAGGTGGAAGGGGCACCCAAATTGATACTCTACAATCTGGTCATAATCTTGGTGTGATGGAAGATGTGGAATATTTTCAGAAAAAACTTTATCGCTCTTTGAATGTTCCACTCAATAGATTGGAATCGGATTCAATGTATTCCTTTGGACGGTCAATGGAAGTTACCCGAGATGAAATCAAATTCTCCAAGTTCATTGATCGGCTGAGACTTAAATTCTCTGCCCTTTTCCTGAAAACTCTTGAAAAACAATTGGTTTTGAAAGGTTATATGTCCCCTGATGACTGGGAAAACATTCAGGCTGAAATCAAATTCAAGTTCCTTCAGGATAACAGATATGCCGAGATCAAAGAGCAGGAAATGCTTCTGGCTCGCATGAATGTTCTCACACTTATGATGCCATTCATCGGCAAATACTATTCAAACACATGGGTTCGCAAAAATCTTCTGCAACAAGGTGAAGAAGAAATGGATGAAATTGATACTGAGATTGTGGATGAAATGGATAACCCACAATATGCGCCTCCAATAGATATGATGGCTGGAATGGGAATGGATATGGGAGGAGGAATGCAGTCACAAAATGGGGCAAACCAGAAACCTAAACAGAATGGATCAGCGCAAAATGGTAAGACAAAACCTAAAACCCTTCATGAAGAAGATTTCTTGAATGGAGTTGATTTGGATGATCCGTTGAGTAATTTGGATAAACTTTTGAATACACAATTGAAAGAAACCTTGATACATGCGTTAAAGCCTGATGAAGAAAACCCTTCATAACCTCACCGAAACAGAAGTCCTAGCGACTACAGTCATTCTCAACAAAAGAACTGAGGAAAAGGTTCAGTCTTTTCTTGAGGATGCTATGGTTCAAATTGAAGAAACTCCCCTTGGAAAGCAAATCAAACGAGGACCAAAAGGCCCAAAAGGTGATAAGGGATTACAAGGAAAAGAAGGAAAACAGGGGAAGCAAGGAAAACCGGGACCAAAAGGCGATAAGGGTGATCCCGGAAAGTCAATTGTTGGGCCACGAGGGCCAAAAGGCGATAAAGGCGATAAAGGCGATAAGGGGGATGTTGGCCCGCCAGGACCAATTGGAGAAGTTGGGCCGACTGTTGAACTAGAACCAATCCTTCATGATCTTCAGCGCAAAAACAACGAACTAATACAGAAAATGCAAATGCAATTGAGTAATGCAATAACCAATTTTGCATTACAATCCGGTTGGGGTTCTACTTCTTCAGGTGGTGGTTCAGTTAACATTCTTGACAACGATGATGTGATCTATAGCAGAGTAGAAGATGTAGTTGAAAACTCAGTGCTTGTATTTGATGCTTCAATAAAGAAATTCAAAGCAGTATCAATTGTTGATCTGATAAATAGCATCAGAGCGGAGTTGGAAGTGAAATACACAAAACTAATAGATAAAGACGGAACTTATACATACATTGGAGAAGCAGAACCAAACTCTGCGGAAGGCTCTGCTGTTTGGCGTATCTATAGAATTGATGAAACGAGTGATCCTGATATCGAGATAAAATGGGCAGGGGGTGCTGCTACTTTCGATAAAACATGGACTGGACGTGCTGGTTACAGTTATTCATAATTAGTTATCATTTTTCACAGGGATAAATTTATGGAAAGAAAATGTGGTGAGTGCAGTGTTTGTTGTTATGTTGGGGAGGTGCCTGAATTAAAGAAACCACCTCATAAGCAGTGTGAATATGTTTTGACAAATGAATGTGGCAGTTGTGCCATATATAATAGCAAAGAGTTACCGGCAACTTGCCGTAATTTTTTATGTTCGTGGAGACGAGGATTTGGTTCTGAAAATGACAGACCTGATGAAAACAAAGCGTTGTTTTCTACAATCCACCTTGAGAACCAGATATATACCGTGGTTATTGAAATGGCAGAAAATGCAATAATGACTACTGCAAAAGACATGGCAGTTCAAATGGCAGAGGCACAAAAACTCCCGCTTATTGTAATAAAATATGGAGTTAAGCCACCAGATGATGTTGGTGATTACGTTATTATTCACAATTCTATTACTCATAGATGCAATAAAATTCTTGGAGAATTTATAGAGCATTTGGATGATGATGTTGTCATGTATGAGTTGGTTAAGAAACCACTAGGGGAATTTGTTTACAAGGCAGGTTAATGGCAGCAGTATCCGTAGCATTTGATGGAACAAGACTAACCAACGCAGATTCCTCTTCTGGCTTCACCGCTGAAGGTGCCACTCCTACAAATGAAACAGATTACTATTATCAAGGTTCTGGTTCTGTTTCTATTCAGGTGAAGACGGCTGAAGTTGGTACTTATTATACAGGAACAACAGCAAACTACACAACTGGAAACTATGTCTGGATAGCCAAGATTATTCAGACAAATAAAGATGCTATTGATGGTAGTGGTCTTCAACTGAAGATTGGTTCAGCAAACTCTGCTTCATACCTCTATTACATTTATCCAACTGCGGCAGATTATCCTGCTGTTGGTGGCTGGCAAGTTATTTGTATCAATCCAAATATTGCTCAATGGAGAGGGACAACAATTGGTTCTCCTTCTTTAACAGGTGTTACTACATATGGTATTCGTTCTGACGCAGCATTCCAGGCGAAGGCACCTAATCTTGGAATTGATGCAGTTGATTACATTGCTACAGGATCAGGACTTACTTTGACTCGTGGAGATTCCACAGATGCTAATGGGGATTTTGACGATTTTGTTACTTTTGATGAAGGAACACAGGATAATAGATATGCTGTTGTTCAGACTCGTGGTGGCATTATCTATGTGAATGCCACACTTCAGATTGGAAATTCATCAGTCAACACTGAGTTTACTGATATGAATAAGGTGCTTGTGTTTCCAGATCATCGTGTTTCTAATGGATTTTGTGGTGTAAAATTCAACATCTCTAACACAGGAAGCGGAGTTGGAATCTATTCATCAGTATTCAATGGTCGTGGTTCACTATACACCAGTGATGATACCAGACCAGATTATACTGTAACTGGAAACTCTGGTCAGATGGTTCTTGATGGCTGTACCTTCAATGTGTTTCGTTATATGAACCTCACTTCAACTGTGGTTGTTTCTGGTTCATCTCTTCTTTCAGGTCAGACAGTTTTTCAAAACTCAAGTAATTTATATTCTTGTATTATTGATGGTGCTGCTACTGCCAATGCTGAAGCGTTTATCAGAAGCGACAATGTATCAAGAATTTCATACTGTGACTTCACATTCTCATCCAATGGTGGGCACGCAATTGAGATTACAACCACAGGAACATATTCTCTAGTTGAAAATGTTTTCACTGGATTTGGTGCAAATGGCACAGGAAATGCTGCCATTTATAATAATTCAGGTGGACTTGTCACACTCAATCTAAGTGGAGATTCCATTCCGACTATTAGAAACGGCACAAGCGCAACTACAAATGTTGTGGCATCTGCTACCATTACCTTGAATGGAATTGTCACCAACAGCGAAGTGAAAATCTACAATTATCTCTCAGAAGGATATGAACACGCTGGTGGTTATCTTGCTGGAAACAATGGAACACACGGTTATGTTCAAACTGCCACTGTTTCAGATGGTGGATCAGCCTATACAAATGATGATGTTCTAACAGTTTCGGGTGGCACAGGAACAGCAGCTACACTCACTGTTCAGACAAATGGAAGTGGCGTGGTGACAAGTGCTGCGGTCACAACCAATGGCGATTACACCGTAAATCCCACAAACCCAGTTAGCACTACAGGTGGAACTGGTTCAGGAGCAAAATTCAATTTGGATATTTCTGGAAGTTTTTCATATGCTTATGACTCAGGAAGTGGATTGGTAGTGGATATCATCATTCATCATCTTGATTATAAGACAGAACGCTACCAAGCATATTCTCTGCCAACTACTGATTCATCGCTACTAGTCAGACAAATTGCGGACAGAACTTACTATAACCCGTAAGATTGTATAAATAAACTAAAACAATACTCTAAAAAAAGAGGAACCTAAATGGCTATTATTACAGACCCCGATCTACTCACTCGTAGTTTTGTTATATTTGGTGCTGCCAGCCAAGAAATTTCAATCTACCCAATTGGCGATACGCCAAGAGGGTCTAATTCAATTGCTGTTTGGGTTACAAATACCTCAACAATTATGGCAAATTCTGCTGCTTGGACTGGTGTTGTCAATGGAGATGTTGTGTGTTTGATGCTTGGCACAGAAGCAGGACACTACTTTGTCAATAACAATATCTCAACATCATCAGTTACACTAGCAAATGTTGATTCAGGAACATCAGGAGCAGCAATTGGCTCCTTGACTGTAAATGATGTAACATTTGCTGCTGATACAGATGTTGATGGTGCTGCCAACACAATCACACTAACTGCCCACTCATATGTAACTGGTGATGCTGTTGTGTATGATACTGGTGCAGAAACAGAAATTGGCGGACTTGCCAACACTACAGTTTATTACATCATCTATGAAGATACCAATACAGTCAAACTTGCTTCATCGTATGCAAATGCCAAAGCAGGGACTGAAATTGACATCACTACAGATGGTACAGGAACTCAAACTTTCCATAAAAGATTGATAGCAGGCATCTGGAATAACGGTGCTGCAACCTCAGAACAAATAAATGGCAATCCAACTTCAGGCGACGGAGACGGAGATGTTGCAGATGGCGTATCGCTTCAGGCTGTTTATTCATTCTCTAAGGAAGAATGGCGAGATGACTCATTAGCCACAACATTTACTGGAGATTATAATGACGACTTGATTCGTCACCAAATCCCACTAGAAGCTATTACGTCTGAGCAGTTTGAAGTTGGTGGTGGTGCAAGCCACGATGACTGGAACTGGTTCAACAGTTACACCAGAAAGAAAATTAGAACTGCTGGGTGGGCGGAAAAGAATACTGTCTCAGCCACCAACGATCTTGCTCGTGAAACAGGAATCATTACTCTTGGTTCACTTGACACAGATACACAGGTTTACTATCAACAGACTTCTGCTACTACAAATCCTGCGGACTTCACCTTCCTTGGGGCGGTGAACGAAGCAGTTCGTATCTATTATGATGCTAACCAAGATGGTTCACCTGATAATAACTATACCACATATCTGAAACTGTTTGCTAGAAAGAAAGGTAAGACTTACTCTCAGGCTACTATCTCAGATATTGGTGTTACTACGATTCAGACCATCGTCAATCGATTCCCACTGGCGCATTTGGATGATACTGCTATTGTTGCTACAGATGGTGAAATCCTTGGAACATCACCTTATAGAAATGCTGCACTCAATTCCAGTGTAACAGACGCAATTGACGGTGATATCACCACTGGTGGTGTGTCATTTACTGATGCAGATGCGACATTTCAAACTTGGAATGTGGTTCCCGGTGATACTCTCAGAATTACAAACGGCAATGATATTGGATACTATACAATTGCATCTGTTGACTCTGAGACTCAGCTTACAATTGCAACTGACTTTGAGTTCTCAGGATGGGTAGACACATCATCATCAGTCACATATTCAATCTACACAAATTTCCTTGTAGCCAATACCCCTGGTGATGGAACGGTATCTGTATTGACGACTGGTGATATTGCTGATGTGAATACATCTCACGGCACAATTACAGACGCAGGTATGTTTGGTTCTGTTGCTTCTGGTGATATTCTTTATATCACAGAGGCACCATATCAAGGTGTGTTCCGTGTTCAATCATCAAACGCTGATTCTCTTGTAGTTGAGACAACAGATACACCATTTGGAACTGCTACTGTAGACTATATGGTTCTACAAGATGGTATGTATCTGGAATACAAAAATGTATTGACAGATACACACGATAGTGGTTCTGGCGCAGGAACAATCACTTATAATGATACAGATGCAGGTTATGGAAACAGACCAACTATCACTTTAGGTGGTGCTGATGTATGGACGGCTGATACTGGCTCTATTCTTGTAGTTTCTGGATCAGCATCAAATGATGGTCGTTACACGGTTTACAATCAAGAAACTACCAAAATTGTTTCTCTTGTTCCAACAGATGTTCTTGTTGACGAATCTGATACTACTCCAACATCAACGATCACACATTATGAGGGTTTCAAAAGAACAATCGGTACTGGAACCTATGCATTCAACTGGAAAGTGAAAGCCAATGGTGCTGGTCTAGATGATATCTATCAGTTTATTCAACATCAGTTGAGGCAGTCAACAGATATTGACTACGGTGGCGGAACTGCTCGTGGTGATATTACAGACCTGCTTATGTCATACGCTGCACCAACTGGTGTTGGCCTGAATACCTACTTTGATAATCTAGATACCAATGATATCAATAACGTCACCTTGCAGGACCATTCTGGAGCAAACCGAACCTTCCCATATACTGCTGCTGGTTCACTTACATTCAACACTACCTTGACTTCAGATGCTAATGCCAAGTATTGGCTATTCTTTACCAATGACGATGCAGGTGACAACTTGGGTCGTGATTACGGAACCAAGGATGCTATCATTGTCAAGGATGCTGACTCTGTTGACATTGCAGGTGATGTTTCTGCACAGGCATCAATTCCATTCACTTATGACTATGATGGAAATGTTCAGCGTGGCTCAGGTTCTTCTGCAACCAACGCTCCAGTTACACTGGTTGCTATTGGTCTTAGCACTGCGCAGTTCGTTGTTTCAACAGGAACCATATCGAGAGCAACTGGTATTACGATTTCTGCGGTTGCCGCGCTTGAAAGAAACTATTCAACTTGATTTAGACACTTTACTAAAACAGAGATCAGAAAAGCAAAAAGAATTTAGTGCTGATCCAACATACACAAAATATAGAATAGATGCAATGAACAGGGCCAGATAAGGACAATATGAATGGTAAAGAAGAAAAAGATCGTTCGGAAGAAAAAGTCTTCTGAAACCAGCAGTGAAGATGACCTTTTACAATATGCAATGGGCGTCAAGCCTAAAGAAGATATTGTTCAAGAGAAATATTGGGATAAAGTCATTGAAGATAAACAACAATTCATTGCATATAGGCGTGAGGCCAGACGTGCGATTTACAAGATTATCAAGTATATGAAACTGAGAAAACCCTATCTTGATAATCCAATGCTGAAAGAGATGTATGAGAAAATCAATGCACTAATTGATCCAAATATGGGATTACGCTGGGATAATTTCTCAACTCGTTGGGATTTACACCCCACTGATATAAACAAAATTGTTCTGAAAGAACATTGGTTCAAAGAAGGGGGTGGAGTAGATACTGAATTGGGAACCAATTCTCCAACAGCATTCACTTCACAAAAGATATGAAGATATACTATACAGAGAATGACATTACTAATACAGCCGCACAATTAATGATGTGTTCGGTTTGTTTAGATGGAAGTATTTCTAATATTCAGGATCAACGATTCAAAAGAGCTTTTCCTGATGCATATTATGCAATGTTGTCAATGATTAAATCCAATGTTGAAGAAAAATTGAGGCCACATATTGGTGATGTTATTTGGGTGAACCCAGGAGGAAATAGAACTATTGGCTTTTCTATTGTAAGAGAGAGCAGTTCTTCTTCTATAAATATAAAAGCGTTGCGGGCTGTAATAAAATCAGCACACAACAAAGCAAAAGAAATGGGTATTCAATATGTTGGAATGGGATTGTTTGCTTGTGACACTCCTCAAGAATGGGGAAGTATCGTAACTATAATTGAAAAAGAATTAGGTGATGTGCAAGGTGTGGTATGCATACCAACAAACGATGCACTATTAAAAGTTCTTGATTCATTGCCAGGATCAAAAGATTTCGTGGCGGTAAGAGGAAACTAAGGAATGATGCTTGGATTTGTTTACTTATATGAGCACAGAACAAACATTTCAAAAGGGCATAAAGGCCAAGTTCCTTGGATAAAAGGAAAAACACACTCAGAAGAAGTAAGAAAGAAGATAGGCGAAGCAAGTAGACAAAGAACTGGATTTAAACTTTCTGATGAACACAAAGAGAATCTAAGAAAAGCGTGGGTTAGAAGAAAGAGAAAGTCTTTAAATGAGTGTGCAGTTTAATGGAAACAACAAACTTATCATAGTAGATACTGGAATAACAGATTTATCAGTGATACAAGTATATTCAGCGTGGAAGGACTGGATGAGAACATCTGATAATGCTAAATACGAACAAGCGTTTAGTGTTTTGGGGGGCGACCCTTTACCGGG